CCTCGATGAGCGCGCCGGCCAAGGAATTGGAAAAGCTCATTATCGGCGGCGTCCTCAATCACGGCGGAAACCCGCTCTTGCGATGGGCCGCCGCCAATGTCGCGGTCGAGACCGACGCCGCCGAGAATATCAAGCCGAGCAAGGTCAAGTCGCACCAGCGCATCGACCCGATTGTGGCGCTCGTTATGGCCCTCGGCCGGGCCATCCTGGCGCGCAAGGATTATGGCGGCCTCTATGCCGATGAGGCGACGTTCAATGAGGCCTTCCCCGATGTCGCCAAGCAACTCGCCGGGAACGGAGGGCAGCAATCATGAGGCCGCCGAAATTCATGCGCCGACTCTTCGCCAGCGGCGCCGGGCAAGAGCCTGCCGGGCAAGAGCTGGCCACTATCGAAGCGGCGAGCCCGGAAAACCCGTCGACGCCGCTTAGCAACCCGGCGGGGTGGCTGGTCGAATGGCTCGGCGGCGGGCCGAGCGATGCCGGAATCGCTATTACCAAATCGTCAAGCCTGCAATCGACAACGGTGTGGCGGTGCGTAAACCTCATCGCCAGCACGATTGCGGCGATGCCCTTCCGGGTCATGAAGGAAATTCCGCGCGGCGAGCAAGCGGCGACGGGGCATTACCTCACGCCGATACTCGAATCCGAGCCGAACGAATTCATGTCGAGCTTCATTTGGCGCGAGTCGATGCTCGCCAATCTGCTTTTGTCGGGCAATGCTTATAGCGTCATCGAATGGACCGGCGCCGGCCGGGTCGGGTCGCTGGTGCCTATCTTGCCCGAGCAAGTCACCGTCGAGCTGGTCGACGGTCGGGTGCAATATCGCATCCGCTTGCTCACCGGCGGCGGTTTCGAGGTCATCGACCAAGCCGATATGTTGCATATCCCTGGCTTTGGATTCGACGGGCTCAAGGGCCTTAGCGTCATCTCGGCCGTTTTGCGCAATCCTGCCGGCCTCGCCCTGTCGCTCGACAAGACCATCGGGCGCACCAGCCTAAACAATCTGCGGCCCTCGGCGATCATCACCGCGCCGAAACTCATGCCCGATGCCATCGCCCGACTCAAGGCGACCATCAAGGCGCAGAACGCCGGCGCCGAGCAAGCCGGCGAGCCGCTATTCCTCGACGGCGGAATCGAAATCAAGCCGTGGCAAATCAACCCGGCCGATGCGCAGCTCTTGGAACAACGCAAGTATCAGGTCACCGATATCGCGCGGATTTTCGGGGTGCCGGCGCATATGGTCGGCGATGTCGAAAAGCATTCGAGCTTTGGAACGGGCATGGAGCAACAAACCATCGCCTTTGTGCAATTCGGCCTGCGCGCATGGACCGACCGCATCGAGCAAGAGCTGAATCGCAAGCTATTCTCGGGCTCGCCGTTCTTTTGCAAATTCCAGATCGACACGCTAATGCGCGGCGATTCCGCGACCCGCACCGAATACTATTCCAAGATGATTCAAAACGGCGTCATGACGCCGAACGAAGCGCGGGCCGAGGAAGGCCTGCCGCCGATGCCCGATGGCGATACCCTGTTTATCGCCAGCAACCTCATCCCGCTTAGCCGGGCCCTGGTCGAGCAACCGACGCCGACGCCGGCGCCGGCGGCGCCGGCCAGGCGAGCGCCGGCCGAGCCCTCGCCAGCGGAAGGAGACTAAGCGCATGTCGAAAATGATTCGGGCCCGCGCCCGCCTGGCGCGCGCCGAGCGGCCCGGCTTTGCCATCCGAGGCCTTGCCGGCGCCGACACAACCGAAATCCTGCTCTATGACGAAATCGGTATGTGGGGAATCCAGGCCGGCGATTTCGTGCGCGAGCTGCAAATGATTTCGACGGGCAATATCCTGGTGCGGGTCAACTCGCCCGGCGGCGATGTTTTCGATGGCCTGGCGATGTTCAATGCGCTGCGCGGCATGGCGGCGGGCGGCGTCAAGGTTCAAACCCATGTCGATGGGGTCGCCGCCTCGATTGCCTCGGTCATCGCCCTCGCCGGCGACACCCGGACTGCAGCCGAGAATGCGTTTTTCATGATCCACAACCCTTGGTCAATCGTCATCGGCGACGCGCGCGATATGCGCCAGATGGCGGGCGTCCTCGACAAGATCACGGGCCAGCTCGTTAAGCTCTATGCCGGGGCGAGCGCGCTCGCGCCCGAGATGATTGTCGCCATGCTCGACGCCGAGACCTGGCTCGACGCGCAAGAGGCCAAGGCGGGCGGCTTTATCGGCGACATCCTCGATGAGCCCTTGCACCATCAAGCCGAGGGCGCCGGCGCCGGCGCCGAGGCCGAGGCCTCGGCCGGCGCGACCCTCGCCGGCTTCGATCTTTCGATTTACCGCCATCCGCCGCGCGCTCTACGCGAGCGGGCAGGGGTGGCGGATGAGCGGGGCGCACCGGAAGGGCGCCAGAACGGGCCAGGAGGGCCCATAGAGGGGCCGGGAGGCGGCCTGGTCGAAAGCTCAGCCGGGCAGGAAGGCGCCGAGCGCGCGCGCTTCCGGCGCCTACAGCAGGCCCGTTTGAGCATTTCAGAGGAAGCGACGCGCTAGGCAATCCCGCCTGCGCTTGGCAAAGGCCGCCTTTTCAGGCGGCCTTTTTTATGAGGGCTGCCAAATGACGACGAAGGAACTTCGCGAGAAGCGCGCCAAGCTCGTAGCGGACGCGCGCGGCTATTACGACACGGCAATCGCCGAGGCCTCGACCGAGGCGCAGCGGAAGGAAGCCGAGGAAAAATTCGACGCGGCGATGGCCGAGGCCGACCAGCTCAAGGCGAAAATCGACCGCGCCGACCGCCTTGACGATTCCGAAAAGGCGCTCGCGGTGCGGCGTGAAAGCCGGGCGGCGCGCGAGAATCGCAGCGTGAGCGATGTAGCGAGCGAGGAAGCCCTCGAAACCGAGGCCTTTGTCGCATACTGCAAATATGGCATGGCCGGAATCGCCGACCATCTTCGCCCGATTGCCCTCAAGCGCTTCGGGCCGGTCAAGGCGGCGCAATCGACGGTGCCGGCCGAGGGCGGTTACACCGTTCCGCAGGATTTCATGTATCAGCTCGAAACCGCCATGCTCGCCTTTGGCGGAATGCGCAGCGTCGCCTCGGTCATCCGAACCGATTCCGGCGCGCTCATGCCCTATCCGACCTCGAATGATACGGTGAATGAAGGCGCCATCATCGCCGAGAATACTCAGGTTACCGAGCAAGATGTCGCCTTCGGCGCCGTCAATCTCGGTGCCTTCATGTATACCTCGAAGCTGGTGCGCGTATCGTTCCAGCTATTGCAGGATTCGGCCTTCGATCTTCCGAGCTGGCTTGCCGCGCGCCTCGGCGAGCGCCTGGCGCGGATCACGAATCGGCACTTTACGGTCGGCGCCGGCGGCGGCGCCTTGCCGACCGGCATCATCACGGCGGCGACCGCCGGGCCGGTCGGCTCGGGCTCGCTGGCGGCGGTCGGCGCCGTCTCTTACGATAACCTTGTCGACACCGAACATTCGGTCGACCCGGCCTATCGGACCAATGCGCGGTGGATGTTCCATGACAACACTTTGCGCGACCTCAAGAAACTCAAGGATGACATGGGCCGGCCGATTTGGATTCCCGGCCTGGTCGACCGCGAGCCCGACAGAATCCTCGGCTATGGCTACACCATCAACCAGCATATGGCCGCGCCGGCGGTGAATGCGAAAATCATCGCATTCGGCGCCCTCGACAAGTATCTGATTCGCGATGTCCTCGGCCTTCAGGTTCTCCGGCTCAATGAGCGCTATGCCGATTATTTGCAGGTCGGTTTCCTGGCCTTCCTGCGCGCCGATGGAAATCTGATCGATGCGGGCACGCATCCGGTCAAGTATTTCCAGGCGACGGCGACCGCCTAGCAACCGGAAGCGGCACGGCGCGGCGGCCATCACCGCCGCGCCGAGGCCATCCTCGGAGGCACGCGCACATGCTCAGTCTAACGCCGCTGCCGATTGTGCGGGTCGAGGGCTCGCGCCCGGTCGGGCCCTATCTTGTCCTCGCCGCGCCGCCCGAGGGCTACCCTGTCACCTTGGCCGAGGCCAAGGCCCAATTGCGCATCACCGATGCGAGCGAAGATAGCGTTATCGAGGCGATGCTACAGGCCTCATGCGAGACCATCGAAAGCGAAACCCGCCGCGCCCTTGTGACTCAGCAATGGGAATTGCATCTCGACCAATTCCCGACCCTCGGCAGCGCAGGCGTGCCCTACATCGATTTGCCGTTCCCGCCCTGTCAAAGCGTCGATGAGGTCGCCTATCTCGACGCCTCGGGCGCTTATGTGGCGGTCGACCCGGCGGCCTATCGCGTGGCGCTGCCGGCCGGGCCGAAAGCGATGCCGGCGCGCATCTGGCCGCCGAACACCGCCTATTGGCCGCAGCTCTATTCGGGCGAGATGGATAGCGTGAGGGTGACTTTCACCGCCGGCTATGTCGATGAGCCCGCTGGTGAGGGCCAGGTTTTCCCGCCGCCGCTGCGCGCGGCCATCTTGCTCATGCTCGCCGACCTCTACTGCAACCGGGAAGGAACCATGGCCGTCAATGTCAAGCCGAGCCCGACCGTCGAGGCCTTGCTCGGGCCCTATCGGGTGTTTGTGGTATGAGCAATTTCCTACCGTTTTTCGATGGCCTCGGCGGCGGCAGCGGGCCGACGCCGCTGCCGCGCGATATGGTGCCGGGCGCCGCCTTCGGCTATTCGACGCGCCGCCTGCGCGCGGCGGCCAATGCGGCGGCTTCGGTGCGCCGGGCGAGCGACGGGCAAAATATCGGCATCGGATTTGTCGGCAATAATTTCGATGATGCCGCCGCCGATGCCTACCTCGCCGCGACAACGGGCTCGCTCATGGCATGGGCGGACCAAAGCGGCGCCGGCGCGGCGGTGCAACTCACCGTCGCCAATCAACCCGCCTTTGTCAAAACTAGCGGCGCTTATGGCGGGCTTTGGACGGCGCACGGGCCGCAGCTTGTCAGTGCGCCAGGCGGCCCGGCCATCAATGACTTTTTCACCGCCGGCGGCTATGTCCTCGCCGTTATCGAGATGGGGGCGCCGGAAGCCGGCCAGCCGGCCGGCATCCTCACTAAGGGGAGTTGGGGCATCTATCTCTATCAGGGCGGCGGCGACCCTGGCCCGAGCCTTTGGCTACAGCAAAACGGGGTTAGCGCGCCGGCGGATTTCGGCACCGGCTTGCTGCCGGCGGTCACCGGCCGGCATATCGTCGAGGTCGAATACAATTCCGCCTCGCCCTCCAATGTGCCGATTTTCCGCCTCGACGGCGGCAATCTCGCGCTTGTCAGCTCATCGGGCTACACCGGCGGCCTGGTCGCCGATACCGGCCCGCTTGAAATCGGCAATATCTCGATTTTCGGCGGCGGCCTCAGCTATGCCGGGCGCATCCTTGAGGTCATCGGCTATAAGGGCATCCCGGCCGCCGGCGACAGGGCGAGCCTGCGCGACAGCGCCAGGGCCGCATGGGGCACGCCATGAGTTGCGGCCTGGCGACTAGCGAGCTTGACCGGGTGGTAACCCTGCGCCGGCCGGCGACCGTGACCGACGCATATGGCCAGCCGGTGCCGGGCTTTGTCGATGTCGCGACGGTGTATGCGAACTATCGCCCGGCGACGCCGCGCGAATATGTCGCCTCGCGCCAGGCCGAATCCGCGATTGATGCGGTTTTCAAAATCCGTTGGCGCGGCGACGTGCAAGCGAATTGGGTTTTGATTTTCGAGCCGA